GCGAGCAGTTGAATAGAAAATGTTACACTATGGAGTTAGATCCTTATTATGTATCTGTTATTTTAGAAAGATGGGAAAAAATGACCGGAAAACAACACGAAAAAATAGAAAACCAAAAAGAGTCAGAATTAAATATGTAAAGATAGAGGAGGGAAAGGATTACACTATCGCACAGCTTAAAATGCTTCGAAGTGGTAAGTTAACTGACGAGGTGGTTACGAAACTTGTTGATGCATTTAAAAATGATTTAAATAATGAGGAAGCTAGTGATTACGCAGGAATTCACCCGGATACTTATAATAACTGGCGAAATTGGAGTTCTGAGTTTCGGGATAAAATGGATAGTGCGAAAAGGTTCTTAATGGCGGTCGCAAAAAATAACATTGCTAAGGCAGTGAGTAAAGGGGATGTTGATAATTCCTTTAAATTATTAGAGCGAAGGCAAAAGAATACTTACTCTACTAGAGTGGAAAATGTAAACACCGAGGTAGATTACGACAAGTTATTAGAAGATCTCGATGATAAATATAAGCCCGAAGAACTTAGCAAATCTTAAATCCAAGCTATGGAGGATGGAACACCTCTATAAAATCAAAGATAAGTCGGGTCAAATAGTAACCTTCAAATTAAACACAGCTCAAAAAATCTACTTAACATGGCGAGGTGATCATCGTTATAACAAAATCGTGAAACCACGACAAAAGGGTTTCACAACTCTACATTGTATAGATATGCTTGACGATGCGTTGTGGATGCCGGGATCTTCCTGTGCCATTATTGCTCACGAGAAGGATGCTGTTACTAGAATATTCGAAATAGTAAAGCTTGCATACGATGAGATGCCCGAAGCTTTGAAACCGCAGGCTAAGTACGATAATAAAAACGAACTTCAATTCGTACAAGACTTTACTGGCAGAAGTTTAAAGTCAAAAATATACGTGGCCCTAAAGTTAAGATCTGGGACGGTTACTGCCCTGCATATATCGGAAGCGGCTTATATCAAAGATAGAGCAGAGTTAAATGCTGGATCTAAGCAGGCGGTTGGTATGACTGGGAGAATTACTGAAGAAACTACCGGGAACGGATTTAATGAGTTCTATGATGAAGTGGAAGCCTCTGTACAAGCTCAGGGGAAAAATGACGGGATCCCGGAAGCTTTTAAATCTCGCGTCTTCTTCTATGCGTGGTTTGATGATGATGAGTACGGATTAGATACCCCTCCGCTTGAAAACTATGACCAAGAAGAGCTTAGAATCATAGACAAGTATTTAGAGCATATGGGTAAAGATATCTACGATCGAAAGCTGGCATGGAGGCGTTGGAAACTAAACGAATTAGGCAAGAGTGAAAAAACTAAGGAAGGTTTATCCCCATTACAATTGTTTAAACAGGAGTATCCTTCAAACTTAATGGAAGCGTTCCAAGCTTCAGGAAATAGTTACTTCGATCAGGATTTCGTAGAAATGATTGATATTATCCCTCCTATAAGGATCACTGACTATGGTTTAAGTATCTGGTATGAGCCTGAAAAAGATCATCGGTATGTTGTCGGGGTCGACCCTTCGAACGGGAAAGGAATTGATAGTGCCTGTATTGATGTATGGGATGTAACACCGGGAATAGAATATTATAAGCAGGTGGCCCAGTGGCATGGCTTCTTAGATCCTTATACCCTCGCTGACTATACGAAAACTGTAGCAGAGTATTATAACGATGCATTAGCATCTGTGGAGAATAACTTACTGACAACCGTGCTAGTTTTAAGTAAGATATACCCAAGAATCTATTACACCGTTAAAAAAAGTAAGCGAACTGAAGAAAAAACTAAGATATTAGGATTCTCCACTAATCTGAAAACTAGACCCGTCATGATGGACAATTTTAATAAATTATTTACTGATGATTTAATAGAAATAAACTCCGAAGTAACTAAATCGGAGATGCGAACTTTTATTATAAAAGAAAATAAAAAAATCGAACACGCAGACGGCAAACACGACGACTCCCTATTTGCTGGATTTATTGCATTAGAAACAAGGGATGCATTCCCAGCCGAGGTGGAGATATACGCCGGTGGTTTATATGGTGATTCGGAAAGCTAAGTGATACAATAATCTAAATATTACTCTCAAAAATATGTATACAGTCTCGAAAGACACGACCGTAAATGGTGAATCAATTCGAAAAGCTATAAAGGCTAATGAAGAAAAGAGTACCCTAAGAAATAGACTCTGGAAATACTACCTCGGAAAACACGACATCAGTGGCAGAGATAAATTGCCCGGATTAAAAAACAATAGAATCGTTGTCAATCATGCCAAATATATAGTCGATGTTAATGTCGGTTATCTTCTCGGAAACCCTGTGGAATACCAAGCTGAGGAAGGAATAAATATAGATCCTGTTGTTGAAGCATATAAAAAGCAAACCATTGCCGATGCGGATAACGAAATAGCTAAGAAAGTATCCGCAATGGGTGAAGCATACGATTATACTTTCATATCAGAAGGTACTACCGACCCGAAGACAAAATCAATTGATCCTCGAAACGCAATCATGGTTTACGATGATACTTTTGAGCATAATGAGTTATTTGCCGTAATGTATAGCTCCTGTAATGAGGATGAATATTTTGATGTATTAGTAGCTGATAAAAATCACCTTTATACCTTTAGTAAAGATTTGACCCAGACCGGAATCGATGAGCATTTCTTCGGTCAAGTGCCAGTAACTCACTACAAGAATAACCCCGAGTGTCTAGGCGACTTCGAGCCTGTACTAACTCTTATTGATGCATATAATCTTCTTCAATCCGATAGAATAAACGATAAAGAACAATTAGTTGAAGCTGTTCTTGTGATGTATGGTTTCGGTTTAACTAAAACACAAAAGGCAGAATTAAAAAAATCCGGTGTTATGGGAGGAATTCCTCTAGAGGCCCGAGCTGAATATCTAACTAAAGAATTAAACGAAGCAGATGCTGATGTATTAAGGAAGGTAATCGAAGCTGATATTCATAAAATATCCATGACTCCTAATTTGTCAGATGATAACTTCGTGGGTAATTCTTCAGGTGTTGCAATTAGATATAAACTATTGGCCTTCGAGCAGAATATAAAAAATAAAGAAAGATACTTTGAAAGAGGTCTATTGAAAAGATTCGCTGTTGTTAATACCTACTTAAATCACCTTAATAGTAGTAATAGTATTGTAGAAATATATAAAGTTGACGCTGTCTTCAAACGAAACTTGCCACAAAACGATGTGGAGACTTCGCAAATTGTAAGCAATCTTACCGGACTAGTAAGTCAGGAAGTACTTATCTCTCAACTCTCCTTTATAGACGATGCTTCGAAGGAAGTAAAAAAGGTCAGTAAAGAAAATGTAGATAAGGCGAACGCTGGCGGTAATGAAGGGTTTGGTACTAATAAAACAAACGAAGAAGCATCTAAAGACTCCAAAAAAGACAGTGCCAAAAGTAAAACTGTTAAATAATGGCTAAAAAACCAAGCAGATCACAAACTTACTGGGAGGCAAGATCCCTCGAGAGGCTCATACTAAGTGAAGAACAAGGTAATGAGCTGAATAACCGGTTATTTAAAATATACGACCAAGCGTTCCGGAATGTTAACCGGGAAGTAGAGAAAGTATACAAAAACTATGCTCAAAATGGGATCCTTTCTAAAGAGCAACTTGCAACCGGACTTACTCCTGAAGGTAGAAGATCATTTTTGAAAGCGGTTAGTGAATCAGCTAAAAACCTGGGTATAGATCCGGATGACATGTATGATGAGCGGTATTTACTACAGCTTACTCGTTTAGAAGCCCTAAAAGAGCAGGTTCGAATGAAGATATACGAGATAGCTCCGGAAAGTATAAACGCATCCGAACAAGAATACCTCGGAATTGTTGAGAACGCCTACTCTACTATTCAAGCCGATTTGGAATTTCAGGGACTAACCCCTTCTTTTACTACTCTCGATAAAGCAGTGGCAGATGCGGTGTTGAGATCCGAATGGGTGGGTGGCAATTACTCCTCTAGGATATGGGGAAATGTTGATCAATTAGCTGAAGAACTGCCTATTTTATTAGGGGGTGCTCTAACCTCTGGACAAAGTTATCAAAAGACAGCCCGAATTCTAAGGGAGAGATACGATGTTTCTAAATATAGGGCCACAACATTAGTTCGAACAGAATCCAACTACCTACATAATCAAGCCGAATTGCAATCCTATGTCGACGATGGAATATCAAAGTATGAGTACGATGCGATGATGGACAATCGAACGACCAAAATATGCAGAAGTTTAAATCGTAAGATTTTTTTAGTAAAGGATGCGGTGCCGGGTAAAAACTATCCTCCGATGCATCCCAATTGCCGAAGTACAACTGTTGTTGTATTAGTGCAAGATGCTGAGTTAGCGTTAACTTTCGAGGCTAGAACGGATCGATTAAATGTCGGCCCTAGTAACGAAACTATTGCCAACAGATGGAGAAAAAAAATAATCGGGTAGTATTCTACATATAACTTTTATGATACACTACTGTATATTAAGCCGAGAGGCGTAAAATCGTTTATATTTTAATTCCAATCAAATGGAACAAAATACCACTACTCAAGCGGGTGATGAAGATGCCAACAAAAACACTAACGCTAATAAAAATGAGGATAACAAAGATAATGGCAACGGCGGACAGGGCAACGCTAAGACTTTCACTCAGGAGGAACTGAATGAGACTATTTCAAAGAGATTGAAAGCTGAGAAAGAAAAATCTCAGAAAGAAACTCAAGAAGCTATTGATAGAGCTTTAGCTGAAGAAAGAAGACTCGCAAAGTTATCATCTGACGAAAAGGAGAAGGAATTAAAAGCCAAACAAGATAGTGAATCTAAAGAGAGAGAGAATAATACTACCCGAAGAGAGAATCGACTTACTGCATTGGAAACATTTGCAGAGCTGGAGCTACCTAAGGATTTAGTAGATTTTGTTGTAGACTTAGATGTTGAAAAACAAAGTGAAAAAATTCAATCTTTCAAGAAAGCGTTTGATGCTTCTGTTGCCGAAAGGGTAAAACAGAGACTAGAAGGCAAGGGTTCCACTAAAGACGTTAATAATTCCGACAAAACAACCGATGATGGAACTGGCCCACAAGCCTACTTCTAAAATCAGTATTTTATTTTGTTAGATAACCAAACATGGGAAATCAAAAAGCAACCTCAATCAACTATGGAAATAGTTCGACTAGGGATGAACTAATGCAAACCTACGGAAAAATCCAAGGGACAATAGTTGCTGGCTTTATCTCACAAAGATATAAGAACACCAACTATTCAGAAGCACCTGTTAAAGGTGGTACTGTGCATGTAAAAAGGTTCAAATCATCCGTATCTCAAGCATACGGTACAGCTAGAACTGCTCAAGCTGGTAATAAATTGCAGAACAACGGTGTTGATGTAAAAATCGATACTGATAGAGAAATCGCAGAAGAAATGTCTCTTAAAGATAGAAAACTTTATCTTGCTGGAGGTGCTGATGCTCTATTGAAAGACAGAAAAGACGACTACGCTTTAGCTATGGGAGTTGAGTTAGAAAATAACTACTTCCTTCAGTTACAGACAGCCGGTGCGACATTCGATACTTCTTCTTATGGAACACTTGAAGCGAAATTAGTAGCTTTAATTGAGAAATTAGAAGCTGTTCAAAATGAGCATGTTCAAAAGGTAGATAGAAGCCTTATGGTGTTAACGTTAGCTCCTGCGTTCTACGATGCATTAGAAACATTAACAAGCACTTTACCTAACCCTTTAAACGGTGGAGTAAATGCTCGATTCTTTCACAGAGTTGTGATCGAACCAGCTGTAAGACAAACTGTAGACGCTGTAATCCAAGTTGTAGGATCAGTTGCTCAGCCAGTTGTAATGGGAGATTTCAAAGTTGACGAGGCTCAATTCTCTGAGGATCTTTACGCATACTTGCCTTACTTCCTCGGAACTAAAGCAGTTATGGCAGATTTGATCTTTAAAGCAGCATTGAGTGCAGATAACAACATCTCAGTCTAATTTTTAAACTAGAGAAGATGGAAGAGGTCATTGCTAGAATTAAGGGATACGTTTTAATTTTATATCCAACATTATTGGCGGATTTAGAATTAACCGATGTACAATTGAATTTTACGATTGCAAGCGTGGTTGATAGAGCTTTAAGCTTTATGAATAGACAGCAATTAGTTGCTCAATATGAATTGGACTTAGCGGATAGTAGTGTGGAGGCTGGTGACTATGTTTTACCAATACCTTCAGAAGTTGAAAGAGTTCTTGCAAGTTCCGTAGTTGAGAGTATGAAAACTCTTAAAGGCGGTAATACTGCAGAGGCTATAGGTGCTATAAAAAGTATCTCTGACAACGGTCAAAGCATTAGTTATTCCGATAAAGTTATGGGATTCTTTAATTCTAGCAGTGACGCCGACATCTTCTCTGGGACTGTGGAATTGCTTAAAAAATATATATTAGCCACCGTAACTGATCATGATGATTCCTACGACGTTCAAAACTACTATAGCGAAAGCATTCTATGATAAGACAATAACCTTGTATGAAAACGAGGATGTTGTTGAATCAGACGGGTGGGCTCGTAAATCCGGGACTTCCATAGTTGTAAAAACTTTCAAGGGAAATGTTAATTTTTCCAAGCTGGATAAAATTAGAGAAGATTACGGAATTGTAGAGGATATCGATATGATAATTACTACAAATGAAGTGGTCGCTAACGACTCCATCATCGGTTATCAAGACAGGCAATATAAGGTTATTAGGTCAATTCCTTTCGATACTCATAACTTGTTAATTGCTCAGAAATGGTCATCCAAATCCTCGACATCGATAAGTGCATAAAAAGATACGGTGATATAAGTGGCATAAATTTAATGCCGGAAATCAAGGAGGCCACACGTAAAGTGCAAAGGTCTGCAAAAGATCTCGCACCAGTTGATACTGGCAATCTCCGAGGTTCCATTCGAACCAAGCTTTTCCCTAAAGAGCAAACGGGAATTGTATACACCGTAACGGAATATGCTCTCCATCAGGAGTTCGGTACTCGAAGAATGAAAGCTCAACCATTTATGATTCCTGCCCTGAACATCAACCGGGCCGGCATAATTTCAAGTATGGGGAAGTATATTAAGTCGCAATTGGCGAATCCAACCAAAGGATCTATTGTATCTGCTAACGAGGGGCCTGCAGAAGCTCAACCTAAAAAGAGAGAGAAGCGGAGAACTCGATACGATGGATACAACGTAACCTCTGGTGGCAAAGTAACGAAAGTCGCATTTAAAAAATCTGTTAAAAAGAAATAATGGACACCGATACAAAAGCCACAATTTATGACAAACTTAGTGAGATAGCTAATATTGTTGTATATCAACAGAGGCCGGAGATTCTTGCGGACTTGCCGTGTGTGACCTTTTATATTTCAAGCAATGTTCCTTTGTATGCTGTCTCGGGAGAGATAGAACATCAGAATATTGAAGTGACTATTGATATCTGGGGAAATACATCGAGTGAGACTACTTTGCTCTTAGCACAAGTGGTTTCTAAAATGAAGGATTTAAACTATCTTCTTTCATTTAATACCGATATAATAGATCCAGATGATATTAGCCATCTAAACACTAGATTTACTTATTAATTAACCAAGAATGGCAACTCAAAAATCAATCGGTACAATCTTGAAAAAGACTACCGCTCCTTTGATGACAGTCATGCATTTGACTTCAATCGGGGAAATCGGAGTGGAGAGTGGCGATCTTGATGCAACAACTTTAGACTCACCAAATGGGTATAAAGAATCTATCGCAGGATTAAAAGATGCGGGAGAAGTTGCATTGAAAGGCTTAATCAAAGATGACGCTCAGGTGGCATCAATGTACGCCCTAGCACAAGCTCAGACTATAGAAGGCTGGGAAATCGACTCTCCTAACGGAAGCGTTTGGACTTTTAACGGATACGTTAGAACGTTCAAGGAAGGTGAAATGACACCAGAGGGATTAAGATCTTATAGTGCAGTTATCAGAGTTTCTGGTAAACCAAACTACGATCCATCATCCGGATTAAGCGTTTAAATCCAGGTGGTCTCCGCAAATAAACGGGGACCACTCAATTTGTACGTTATTTTATATTTTATTTTGGACATATGAATCTTACTTTCACAGCAAGAAGCATCATTGAAGCAGAAAACGAACGAGGCGGAGAATCTTTTGTAAAGATTGCTTCAGATTTCTCTATGAGAAATATCACATTATTAGTTAGAAAGGGAATGAGACTCGAAAAAAAAGACGAGAATCAAGCTTTAGATGCTATTGATGCATATTTAGCTGGAGGTGAAAATCGAAGTGTCTTTTCACTTTATGGTGAAATCATCGATAAGTTAGAGGAAGATCGTTTTTTAGCAAAGGAACTGAAGATAGGGGAGAACTTCAGGAAGGCGATGAAGAATCCCGAAGCTTTGCAGACCAATGGACAGAAGGAGAGCGAACAGCCCTCTCAATTGGATTAACAATCGAGGATTACTGGAGCTTAAACCCCAGACAGTTTGAAGAACATGTTAATGCATACATTTCTAAAGAAAAGAATAGGGCAAGGGAGATGGATCTTAACAATTTCAATCTGGGTCAATATGTTAGTATTGCCTTTAATAATCCGAAAGGATATCCGAGTCAACCATTTCTAGCAAAGGAAGAGAGCTTGCAAGAGGAACCGAAAGATATGTCGGTCGAAGAAATGGAACGAGTGATGTTAAAAAATACTATTATTTTAGGCGGTACTACAAATGGCAATAAAAGTTGAAGAATTACAAACAATAATTTCGGCAAACGCTGATCAATTCCACTCTGAGCTTACCAAGATTCAATCGACTCTTGGTAACTTGGAGAAGAACACTAATCGGTTTAATAATAGTATAGGCTCCAAACTTACAAAGTCTTTCATTACCGCTCAAGTAGTAACAAATGTATTCAATAGATCTTTAGGATTTTTAGATAGAACTATAAGAGATTCTATTGGTACGACGCAACAATACGAAAGTGCTTTAATTGGGCTGGAAACTGTCGCAGGCAGGAAGCTCGGCATGGAGGCTATACCTCAGGCTACAAGAGCGGCTAAGGAGCTATCTGAAGATGGTTTAATGTCTGTGCAAGATTCAGCTCTCGGGCTTAAAAATTTACTTGCAAGTGGTTTTAGTCTTCCGGAGGCTATAAATCTTATGAATACTTTCAAAAACTCTGCCGCTTTTGGAAGACAAGCTTCATTGGGATTTGGGGAATCAATTACATCTGCTACTGAAGGTATTAAAAATGGAAATTCTATCCTTGTTGACAATGCTGGTATTACAAAAAACTTATCTAATATTTTAGTAGAAGCTGGGTACTCTCAACAGGACTTAAATAAAGCTACAAGTGATGCAGGAATTAGACAGGCCCTATATAACGGTCTTCTTAAAGAGGGTAATTTATTTCAAGGGGATGCGGCTCGATTGGCTAATACTACTCAAGGTCAATTAGCTTCACTTGGGGTTACTCTTACAAATATCAAGGTCACATTAGGCAATTTTATAAAGCCTATCCAATCAGTCGTTCAAACGTCTTTATTAGCCTTTTTCGGAGGAGTTCAATCTACCCTTAACGGTGCTGAATCAAGTATCCGAAGCTTTTCTTATAAAGTGGCTGGATATTTCCTTGCTATAGTTCGTGTAGTAGGTACTCTACTCTCAAGACTTCCGGGCATTGGCAAGAACTTCGAGAGTCTTGCGAACTTGTCTTTAAAAACAAGTAGTGCTCAAAATAACCTCGGAGGAGCTTTAGTTGATACTGGGAATAATTTAGATGCAACAACAAGTAGTGCTGATAAACTTAAAAAATCATTATTAGGATTGGCTTCATTCGACGAGATGAATATTCTAAGTAAGCCGGACTCTGGATCTGGATCTAGTGGGGGGACTGCAGATAGCGGAATTGGAGGATTTGATACAGGAGCAGTAGGAGGTGGTGGTGCTATAGACAATGCAGGAATCGAGAGTATAAACAAAACCGCAGATGAAATAATAGGTAAATTTAATGGGATAAAAGAAACGGTAAAGAACCTCTTCGGGCCTTTACTAGAGAATCCTATAGTTCAATTCCTTTTAGATGTTGCCAAAGGGGTCGGGATCCTATTTTTAGGGTTTCGATTGATATCTCCGATAATTGGGGTGTTGATTGGAGGCTTCGGTAATTTAACTGGGATTATAGAGGGAGTGAAAGTTGTATTAGGTGTTATAGCCACAATATTTGGAACAACAGTCGGTCCTGTTTTAATTGTCATTGGGGTAATCGCCGCTTTAGTCGCTGGGTTTTACCTTTTGTACACTAACTCTGAGAGTTTTAGAAACTCTATCGATCAATTGGTATCTGGTGCTCTAACTTGGATTCAAAAAAATATAGTGCCTGTATTTGATTCATTCATGATTAAAGTAAACGAACTGGTGGCGGTCTTTCAAGAGAAGTGGCCAGCTATTCAAGCCGCAATTCAGCCTTTGATAGACAGCATTGCGACCTTCTTAGTTGGTGCGTTAAAACTACTGGGTCAAATAATCGATTGGCTATGGATAAATATATTAAAACCATTAGTAGACTTTATCCTTGCAAACATAGTGCCTGCATTCAGTATTGCTATTGATATAGTTACAAAAATTATAGAAATATTCTCAGCGTTAGCATCAAAAATCATCGATTTAATCGTACCTATACTTACTTTCTTATGGGAAACGTTTACTAAGGTATTCGAAGCCATTCGAAGTATTGTGAGCTTTGTTTGGGATAATATATTAAAACCAATTCTTCAGGCTTTATGGGATCTTATATCTAAACTTATAGTTCCTGTCATTCAAAACTTATTAAATATCTTCAGTATAGTATTTAATAAAATAAGGGAAATTGCCGAGAACGTATGGGCCGGAATCATGCAGGCTATACAGCCAGTAATCAACTGGATAAATGATAATATAATGCCGGTTATAAATAGGTTTAAGGAGCAATTCGAAGGGGTATGGAATGGAATCAAAACAACTGTGGAAAATATATGGAACGGCATACAGAATTCTATTAAGGGAGCTATAAACGGAGTCATCGATATAATAAATGGATTTATAAGACATGTTAATGACTTGATTCAAAGTGTGTCCGATGTCGCCTCGGCTATTCCGGGAGGCTCAAAAATAGACTTCAGAATAGGCTATATCCAAAAGTTAGCTCGAGGAGGAGTAATAGACTCTCCTACTTTTGCGATGCTTGGAGAGGCTGGAAAAGAAGCTGTGGTTCCTCTTGAAAACAATACCGGCTGGATTGATATGATAGCCGATAAGCTTAATGGTGCTGGAGGTGAAAAACAACCAATTGTAATTAAAGTCGGAGAAGATACTATTTACGAGGGATTCATTGATTACCATAATCAGAAATCGTTGGAATCTGGATCTCCGTTATTAAATATATAAATATGAATACACTAGTAAGGATAAACAGTACAAATTTACCAAAGCTTAAGAGCTATGAACCTAACTATGTCAAATTATGGGCCGACGGGGGTCGAAATATGGCCGGAGAACTTAATGCCACTTTTATAGGGAATTTCATAAAAATAACATTAGAATTTGCCTATACTACTCGAGCTGAGATGACTATATTAACAAACCTTTTTCTAAACTCTACTTTCTCTGTAGATTGGTATGACGTGGCCAGTAATTCATTGAAAACTCAGGACTTCTATGCTGGAGACTTTAAAATCCCATTATTTAGAAAAGATACTGAAGTGTATGCACCATTTAGTGTAAATATTATCTCGTTTAAAAAAATCCCATGATAACCGTATCAGAAGAATTTAAAACAGCAATGAAAACTCCGGGAAGGGAAGCAAAAGCCTACCTAAACGACTCTGGAAATATGATTAACCAAGATGATGATCTACAGACTATAAAATTAACGGCCAGTTCCTCTATATGTAAAACAGTAATGAGAGGAGCGGTTGTTACATACCTCGGCTCTCATAACTACCTAGATAAATACGTAAATTTAGGACTAGGGGTAGTACTGCCAAATGAAAGCATAGAGTACTTAGATTATGGATCGTTTAAAGTTGTGAAGGTAGAAACAAATAAAGCAAACGCAAGCTCGAAGATTACTCTATACGATAAAATGTACGAAGCACTTCAGCCTTATGATTTAGAACCCATTTATGATATTACCTACCCCACCACTGTACTCGGATTGTTAGAAGCTATCTGTGTTAGATTCAGCTGGACGTTAGCAACAACAGAATTCCCTAATGATGATTATGGAATACCTGCAGATTTATTTTTAGATCAGAAGTTAACCTTTAGAGACGTTTTAGAGCAAATAGCTGAGGTTTCTGGTGCAATAATAGAATTTAATAATTCGGATGAACTCGTGGTGCGAAATATAAGTGATACAATATTAGAAACCTTAGATAAAAATAGTTTAAACAAATTGATATTAGAACCAACATATGGGCCGATAACATCAGTGGTATTAAGCAGACAACCTCAGGAAGATAATATTGCTCAAACTATTTAACTATTAAATTTTAAAAATGGCTGATCAAAAAATAACCGAATTAGACTTAATCCCAGCTTTGGCTACTGATGATGTACTTCCAATTGTTGATGATACCGGAGGAACTCCAATTACTAAGAAGGTTGCTATTTCTCAATTAGATACTCGTTACGGATTAGACGCTAGTAAACAACCTGTCGATTCGGATTTAACCACTATCGCTGGATTATCTCCTACAGATGATGATATCTTACAAAGGAAAGCTGGTGCTTGGACTAATAGAACGATGGCACAATTAAAAACCGACCTTGCTCTTGCTAAGGCAGATGTGGGGCTTGGAAACGTAGACAATACCTCGGATTCAACAAAAAACTCGGCATCGGTCACTCTAACGAATAAAACTATAAACGCTACAAATAACTCGATCTCTAATTTGACTACAGCTATGTTCGCTTCGAACGTGGTAGATACAGACGTATCTTTAACAGCGAATAGTGACACACGAATACCCTCACAAAAAGCTATAAAGGCATACGTGGATAGTGCAGTCGGCGGAGGTGTAAGCGATGGCGATAAAGGGGATGTTACCGTTTCAAGTGGTGTTTGGACTATAGATAATAGTGCAATAACCCTCTCGAAAATGGCAAATATGGCACCTGCTTCTTTTATTGGTAGAAATACTGCTAGTACTGGAGTGCCGGAAGCTCTATCAGTTTCCACAACAAAATCAATACTGCATTTAAATAATGTAAGTAACACTTCTGATCAAACTAAAAATAGTGCAAGTGCAACTTTAACAAATAAGAGAATCACTTCAAGAATAGAAACAACCACATCAAGTAGTACTCCTACTCCAACAGGCGATTCAAGCGACCAGTACAATGTTACCGCTCTTGCGGCTGGTGCTACATTTGCGGCTCCATCTGGTACACCAACTGATGGACAGAAGTTAATAATTAGGATTAAAGATAATGGGACTGCTGGAACTTTGGCTTGGAACGCTATTTATAGAGCTTCTAGTGATTTAGCTTTACCTACGACAACGGTAATTAGTAAAACGATGTATCTAGGGTTTGTTTATAATTCAGCAGATACAAAATGGGACTTAATAGCTTTACTTAATAACTTTTAAAATATGGCTCTATTATTCGGCCCTGACAATTTCGAGGGTAGTTTACCCAGTTCGTTCGACTCGGTTTCTCAGGTCTGGGGAGCCCCTACCGTTACTCTTGACACCTCTGGAAAGGTTATTGGAAGTAAATCTCTATTCTTTAATTCTGTAGGCGAGGGAAGCGCCTCGGCGGTTAAAAATTTAGGTGCAAATTACTCCGATATATATGTTCAGTTGAAAGGTTTTATTCCCAGTGGTCAAACGTGGGGTGCCGGGGGATATGCTGGTTTCTTTACGCTCTGGGATGCCTCTGATGTAGATATTGCAAAATTTAATATTGAAGACTATGGAACTGGAGTTGTTCGTTTATCTGCGACAACTACAGCGACTGGATATATTGACACAGGTGTAAGTCTACCTTTAGACCAGATATTTACTATTGAAATTCGTGTTAAATTTCACGGTTCGACTGGAAGAATCCAGCTCTGGCTAAATAACGGGCTTGCAGGTTCACCCGATTATGACTCTGGAGATACAAATACAGGAGGAAGTATAACGGCTCGGAAACTTATCTCGGGTATGGCTTACGTTGCTAACGCAACTTATGATTATTACCAAGACTTTATTTCTGCAGATACCGCCTTCATTGGGAATAGAAGTGGTGTGGTAAATCTACACGTTGCAAGTGGTGGCGATGATAATTACCAAGCTACAAATGGAAATGCAGATCAATTAACATCTACAAGCTTAAGACTGGATACAAATAATAGGCACGTCGGGTTTATGTTTAGAAAAGTAGACATACAGGGTCTAGTTATAGATTCTGCCTATCTGAAAGTACAATCTTTTAACGGAAGTAATTTAACATTAAACTGCGAAATTTACGCAGAAGACGTTGATACTCCCTCCGATTTTACATCTGCCTCAGATAATTTAAGTGACAGAGTTCTTACAACTGCACATATTACATGGTCAGAAACATTATCAAATGCTGGGTATGATTTATCACCGGATATAAAAACTGTAATCCAAGAGTGGGCAGATAGAGCCAGTGCTGGATCAAAATTAGTTATAATACTTACATGGAACTCCGGAACAACTGATATAGCCTCTGCAGATCAAAGCCTCGCTAAATCTGCTGAATTACTGTTAACGGTATCAGAACCGGGAGGCGGGCCAGGGCCGTCAGTTAATTCGAACTTTTTAGCATTCTTTTAATGAGTTTTTTATTACTCGAAAATGGAGACGTATTACTTTTAGAGAATGGATCAAACATTCTTCTAGATGAGGTCGTGCCTTTAGAGTTTAGAATAGTAAATAATTTAATCGTTGACGCTGACAGGGAGACTGCCATTGTCCCCATAGCTACTGCCTTAATAGGAACTTCATTTAAACCCTTTTCTGCAGATACGATGGGATTAGGATACTTCGAAGTCGGAGACAGAATTATAGTGAAAGATCCTAACGGTGTAGAAGCAGAAGTCGTCATTTTGGATATAACCATAAACATTACCGGTGGAGTATCGGAAACTATACTCGCAAAAACACCTGATAAAACTAAAACCGATTATGATACTGCAGGAATCATTGGCCGAAGAATTAGAAATACTGAAATCATAGTAAATAAGCAAAAGGGACTGATTGAAATTCTGAACGCAGATATGGAAGGAAATACCGCTCAGATATCTATTCTGACTGACTCTATTACAAACTCCATATCGGCAATTACCGAGCAGGTAAATAATGCACAAAACAGAATCGATGCCAACGAAGATAGCATTACGATTATCCAAGAAGACGTAACCGAGCTTCAGCAAACTGCCGAGGCTTTAACGTTAAAAGTATCTCAAACCGGAGGAATAAACTTAATTAAGAATTCTGCAGGGTTAAAAGAAAGTATAGAGGAATGGCAATTATTTGATACCGAAGGAGACTTAATAGATGCGGACAACGATGCAACAATTGATCAAACTTCTGATACAACTGTGAATACTGAAAGTGGATCTGCATTCTTCTTGGCGGAGCAGTATATTCAACAAACTATATCTACGATCGAGGGAGAAATGTATACATTATATTTCCGATATAAATCTGCAGAAGATACCGATATTACCTTAACTGGTGTGTCTGGGGGGATAACTTTACCCGAGAGTTTAAGCTGGGCGACCTTCAAGAGGCAGTTTACTGCGACAGGATCCAGCACCACTTTAAATATAGATAATACCGCCTATACAGATGGAGAACTTACAATTAGTGATATAGTAATAGTAAGGGGCGATATTAACGGATGGGTTCAAGCACCAAACGAAGTTTATGGGAAAGGCTTCAGATTCGATAAAGATGGTTTTTCCATTACCTCTCAAACGGATCCTTTTAAATCACTTTTAGATAACAGAAAGTTTGCAGTATATGACACTTCTTCTGGGTCTGAAAGAGTGATATTATTGGTTGATAAAGACTCCGGTACAGTAACTAAGTTAACCGTTCAGGATTACCTAATCATTCAAAGATATCAAAACGCAGAAAAAAGTACTCGAATAATCCCAACAAATACCGGTGGAATGTTAGTTGTTAATAATTAAAAAATGGCAGAAATTTATGGTTCATTTTCAGGAATAGGTTCAGGAAACGTAAGACCGTATATAACGTGGTATGTAAGCAGTCAGGATATTGTAAACAATACTTCGAATGTATACGCAGAGCTTCACTTTCAAAGGGTAAATACTGCCTATTACGGGTTTAACCTTTCCGGGAGTGCAAACGCCAACTCAAACATTAATGGAAATGACAGCAATTCCTCTATAACATTTAATTTACAAGGTGGGACAACTGATCAAGTCGTTCGAAGCCGAACTGTAACCGTAGCCCATAATTCAGATGGTACTAAATCCTGTTATGTGGGATTTGATGGGAATACAGATATCTCATGGGGAACTTTCAATTTTGGACAGACCGTTTCTCTTCCTACTATACCAAGGCAGGCGAGTATTTCAAACTCAGTTAACTTTGTAATAGGAGATTCAATCCCTCTTATAATAAGCAATCCGGGAAATCTACATCTAAAAGCTCTAACTTATGTGAACGGATCTTTGATAAAAACCCAAACTCTCGGCCAGACTTCGAGCATTTCTCTAACTTTCAACTCTGGGGAAATCGATGCAATGTATGCTCAAGTTCCCAGCGGTACGAGCGTAGGTGCAACCGTAAGACTTCAAACATTTACAAATGGGGGGTATGGGACTCAAGTCGGATCTAATCAAGATAAAGCCGGGACTGCCTCTGTAAATCAGACAACAAATAAGCCAACGTTTACGACATATACGGTCGCTAATGTGGATAAGACGATAATTAATACGGATAAGTATAGCAATGTTCTAGTGTCGTCTAGCACAGCGACTCTACTCGGATCATCCACAAAGATGATTAAAAGTTACTCTAAAATAAGGGCTTCAATTACCTCAGGTAATAAAATGGTGCCTTTAAATAGTGCGACTGGAATAAAATACAGATTTGTTGCCGGTGGTCAGCAATCCGAAATTGCCTATAGTGCAGGATCAACAGTTGAGATGGACATAGACAATGCCGACACTCCGGATAACTCAGTCACAGCCTTTGATTCCCGAAGTTTAACCACCACAGTTAATAATTCATTATCCCTTATGGCCGAGTATGAAGCTGTGATTCTATTCGGCCTTGATTTTCAAAGAAATAACGGAATCGATACTCCAACAAAATTAGTATTTAACGGAAGATTCTGGAAGAAGTACTTCTCCTCGAATACGACCTCAGATCCCGGATCTGGAGTATTAAACACAGCGACCGTACATTATAGATTTAAAGAAACGACAGATGCGTGGGGGGCTCAAACATGGAATTCATTATCGGTTTCTTCAGACTCTAGTGGAAATATAGAATTCGAGGATTATGTAGACGGAGACTTAGGATCTTCAGGATTCGATGCTTCAAAATCTTTTGATGTCGAAGTTCGTTTATACGATAAGCTTACAAACTATATAATAGAAGGAACTTTAAACATTGGAACCCCGGTTATCGATTGGACTCAACAAGGAGTTGCATTCAATGCGAAATACGATCCTACTGAAGGGGGAGATGTTCAAATTGGTGGTATTAATATCGCTCGAATGATCATACCTGTGGGAGGCACTATTATGTGGGATACAATTGTATTACCTTACGGATTTTTAGTAAGAGACGGTTCAGCTATAAGCAGGACTGACTATTCCGAATTATTTAATACTATAGTGCCTCTCATTGGAGATTTTACTTTAACAATTGCGACTCCCGGAGTATTCACATTAAATTCACATCCTTTCAAAACCGGGGATAAAATCTACATGACCACTACAGGGGCATTGCCAACAGGGCTCAGTGTAAACACGATTTACTATGTAATTGCGAACGATACTAATACATTCTGGCTTGCGACATCTCTTGTGAATGCTATTGCTGGCACAAAAATAGCAACAACCGGATCTCAATCAGGAATTCATTCAATGCGAAGTTGTCCACACGGTTTGGGTAATGGATCCACTACTTTTAACTTACCACCGGGTGCTGGAAGAAAGCCAATCGGGGTCGATAATTCTCAAACGGAATTTAAAACTTTAGGTGTTACTGGTGGTTCAAAAACTCATACTTTAACTACTGCAGAGTTAGCGGTTCATACACATTTACAGAACTCGCATACTCATAGTACATGGATAGAAAATAACGCATCGCCCGGTTTACAATCTGCAGGTGGAGGTTGGGTTACTCCGGGAGTTGGAGATGACTCTGTAGGAAGTACAACCGCAACTAATCAAAACGCAGGCTCGGGGGATGCACATAATAACTTAGATCCATACTTTACGACTTATTTCGTTATTAGATATAAATAAGAAATAAGGGGTGTGTATTAAAGAGAATTCCGATATTATGTTATAAGAAATTACACATTAAATAAATTTAATAAACGAGATATATCATGGATGAAATAGGACTTTTTATTTCAACATTTGGTGGTTCGGGTCTTTTTATTGTATATTTAATAAATAAAGATAAAACATCTACTCAAGAACAGTTGAGAGTAACAAAGGCAAATGGGCAGAAAATCGATAAACAGGCGGAGTCCACCGATGATTTGTCTTTCTTATTTCTAGAATTACTTGATAACTTAATACCTAATTATGGAAACAAAAGAACTGTTAGGGCTCTCAAAACCCGAATTGAAGACAGACAGTACGCCAGAGCGAAGGAACATGAAAATGAATAAGGCCTATAAATTCGTGGTTCGAAACACTCCATTATTAACCTCCATATTTGGATTTCTCATCCTCATAGGTATTGCGTGGTTCATCTACTTTACCTTTGTAGATAAGACCAATGATCAAGATCGGCTTCTAATAGAAATTAGAAATAATCAAACTTCATTAGAGGAATTAAATATAAAATTAGAAGAACAGAACGGTAAAATTACAACCCAACAACTAACGATAGATAAGCTATCTTCCAATATCTGTATCCTTCAAAATCAAATCTCTTCATTAGGAGCTACTCCTACAGTAAATGATGAGTTCGAGTGCAACTTCAAAACCGTAACGCCAAAGTGATATAATAATAGAATGTCACAATCTGAGGAAGACCTCGAGACGATTTACAATCACGCTATCTCATTGATCTACCACAACCAATGCATCTGGGATAATATCGCTCTTGGTATCAAATGTGGTAATTCGCTGAGTTTAGCTCGACTTATACCTGAAGACAATCTCCATTTCAAATTTGATTTAAATAACGGGTACGTTATATGCAATGAGCACAGACTCTGGATGGAAGAGAATCCGGAGGAAGCGAATCGATTGCTATTTTTAAACTACACTAGCCTCGCTAGTTTCAACGTATTGAATCGTGGTGCCACTTTCCAAGAAAAAGCAGACCTTGAGGCATTAGGCGATGTTTTAAGGGGCAATTTAAACGAGTCAGTCAAAAAGGGGGTTGGGCCTTTCTCAAGTTTCTACGGAAAATTTGAAGTATAGCGAGGTTTTCGATACAATATTATATTTGTTAAATTTCAAAATATGGCTCTTGGAATAGATACTTCAACATGGCAGGGTGCTTATGATTTCAATGCTGTTAAGCAAGTGAAAGAGTTTATCATCATTAGATCTAGTTACGGAGTTGGGTATAGAGACGTTCAATTTGATAGAAGCAGAAATGAATGTCGAAGATTAGGCATTCCTCATGGAATGTATCACTATGCTTACCCACAATATAATATCCCCGAAAAAGAAGCTCAATGGTTTTTAGATGTTGTTGGAACTCCTGATAAAGATGAGGTTTTAGTTCTGGATATGGAAGAGAACTGGTCAACTTTTGACGACTGGAGAAACTGGGCATCTATTTTCCTAGAATATATAAAAAATAAAATCGGTTATAAGCCTCTACTCTACATAAATCTTTCAAAAGCTACTCAAGGAGACTGGGGTAGGGTGGTAAGAGGAGATTTCGGTTTGTGGTTAGCTTTATGGGATGGAAATCCCGACACTGCCCCTCAAACTCAATGGCCTGTAATTGCTATGAAACAATACTCTGCTACTGGAAGAGTTAACGGAATTGGTGGCGACGTAGATTTAAATGTCTTCTTCGGAGATATAAATACCTTTAAAAAGTATGGTTATCAACCACCTGTTGTTGAAGTTCCCGATATTATAAAGTTCCAAGTTTTAATTAATGGAACACTCCTTCAGGAATTCAACGACGAAAATGAGGCCCGAGCTAAATTTAATGAGCAGAAAACTGTACTTGCTCAAGGAGCCTCGGTCGCACTTATAAGAGTTAACAAAACGAAAAATACCAAGGATCAACTAGACTTTTATACAAGGCCTATAGCTCCTGATATTATTGTTTATGGAGTGGATATTTCCGGAAATGATATTATAGAATTCGAGTTTGAATTAGAATCAGATGCGGTCAATGCCTTTAAAATCCAGCAAATAGAAATGACTCCCGGAAAAACTATTGACCTTTTAAGAATTAATAAAACTAAAAGTACAATTGAAAAACTTGATTCATTCTTAAAGCCAACACCTGAACCAGAGGTGCCTACAGAGCCTGAGAAACCTACAACAGGGTTTAATCTAATTATATTTATTATTAATTTAATTAAAAAATTATGGAAAAGATAAAAACAGGACTTTCAAACTTCTTCGGAGGTTTAAGCAAATTAATTGCTAAGGGTTACAACTCCCTTCATCCAAAAGTTAAGATTGCCTTAATGGTTTTAATTTCATTCGTTGCATCTGGATTTACTAATCTTTTAATTAGAGATATTACTGAATATAATGCAACTCTAACGAACGATTACATTAAACTAATTTTTGATGGTTTAACTCCGTTCCTTACTGTTGTTTACAACTTACTACAGCAATACGCAGTTGATTCAGGAACCAAAATGTTGGCTCAAGAGAACGACCCAAAGACTATTGCTAAATTACATACTAAGCTAGAAGAAACACAAGCGTTACTTCACTAAGCTTAATACAAATTTTACATAGAATTGGCCTTAACTTTAATATTGTCATGTAGATTGTAATTAATACTTTTTATTATTTTTAGCATGACAAAAGAATCAACAAAAGATTTAGAAAAGGAAGTAAACCCAACTCCCGAGGAACAAGTAGACCAAATAGAGGAAGTTAAGAAACCTGAAAATGCTGATGAAGCAGGATCTGGCCCAAAACCAGAGTCTAACGACTAAACTTCAAAGCCCCCAAATCGGGGGTTTTTTATTCTCCAAAAGTGTAACGAAAACTTGACAATAGATTCTCCTTCGAGTATTTTATAAAGTATGAAAGGAATCGTCACCAAAATGAAAATTACCATGAAATGATTATAATTCTACAGCTGGGCGGAGCTTCTGACGATTCGCCGTTCAGCTTTAGGTCTATAACTATAAAACTATGGATAAAAATAACAAAAAGTCTTTTTTAATATACCTTACCTTTTACGAGGCAATAGGGGATTTCTCCAACGAAGATCTTGGACTTCTCTTTAGAGCAATCTTTCAGTACGAAATATCCGGGGAAATTATAGACTTACCTTCGCATATAAAAATGGCATTTAACTTCATAAAAATACAGCTCAAAATCGACGACAAAAAGTACTCAGAAGTAAAAGAGGCAAGGGCCGAAGCAGGTAGAAAGGGCGGATTAGCCAGTTCTCAAAAGAGATGGGGAGTTAAAGCAAAAGTAAGCAAAAGTAAGCAAAGCTTAGCAAAAGTAAGCAAAGTAACCGATGAAGATGAAGATGAAGAAGAAGATGAAGAAGAAGTTGAAGA